CTATCTTGTGCAGTATCAAAGGAATCTACTGCTTTTTTGAAATCAGTATTGTTTTTTAGTTTTTTCTTAAGTAATCTTGCAAAAATCTTACCAACGATACCTTCATTTTGGAATGCCGGCTTGGATTTTAGATAATTTACTTGTTCTTTTGTTAGTTTCATATTATTCTCCAATTGTACTACTATAAATATAGAGCATAAAAAAAGTGAGGAATTATTTCCTCACTCTTACATTTGGCCCCTTTGGGGAAGAGCCTTGTTGTTGTTTTTGAGATTTTTTTACTTGTTCTTGCTCTTTTTTCTTAGCATCAGCAAGTTGTTTATAATAAAACATTCTAATGTGGACTGGTAAACGATAAACTCCTTCTTGAGTAAACCCATTACCATAATAACACATTTCAAAAATCTGTTGATGGAGTATAACTGAGTAGTTACTCGGTAGGCCAAAAAAACCCAACTCCCATAGGGATGTTTTTCACCTCCACATCTCCTGTTTGTTCATCCTCGAAATCGAATTCCATATTGATATCAGGTGTTATCTTAGCAATGTATTCTCTGAATGCTCTAGTATCACGAGTAATGAATTTGTTATTAATGAAGTTAGTGATAGATTTTGTATCAGATTCACCATTTACTGAAAGAATCATGTATCTATATCTTGTAGTAAGTTCTGCTGATACACTACCCTTGTTTAATCTCTGTAATGCTTTTATATCAGCATCTATCTTTGATTCATCTCCATGAGTTAGAATCTTAAATTCTAATTCATCTTTTCCATGTGGTGTAGTGAAATCGTATTTATTTTCAGAAGATAATAAATCAAAATCAATTTCTTTTGTTTGTACTTTACCTAAATCAACAATAACCTCTTGCTGTTCTCCCAATGAGTTTAGTACTTCTATTTTGTATTCAGGTCCATAACCTAATACACGAGTTGCTAATAATATTGCGTTTTTATCCCCTAATACAATATCATCTATATTAATTTCTTTTTCAACTATAATTGATTCGAAAAGCCGGTCTATCACTACCCCCTTTCTCACTAGATTCTGCGATGCAAGAATTTCTTCTTCACGAGCAGTCATATATTTTATCTCAACGGTTCCCTTCGAGAGAGGATTACTCTCAGGATAACACTTACCTTGTGAGGGTAGTGAGATGATTTCTGTTGGAAAATCATAATTTGCCATAAACTTTTATTTTTAATGTTCGTATATAAATATATAACTTTGAAAAAGTTGTAAAAAAAAAAGGTTCTCACTAAGAGAACCTTTTATATGGAAGTATCAAAAGTATTGTTTGTATTAGTATTCTAATATAGCGTAATCGTATGAAAGAGTTAAAGTAATTTCAGATGGGTCATTTGAACTCCAATCTAAATCATTAAATACTGCACTGTTAATAAATGCACCTTTAATTTTCCAATTTTCGATTTTATCTCCAACTGGTCCTAACATATAGATATCGATATCTTTTTTATAGAAATCTGCATATCCATCTCTACCTGTAATAGATTCGTGTGATGTTCTCACCCATTCCATTACTTGTTGTGCTCCACTTGGAACGATTGGGTCGTATAGAGTAACCTCTATATCTTGCCATTCACCTTTACCTTTTAATTTTCTCTTTACGTTGATATGGTCTAGAACAACAGGTTCAAATGTAATTGAAGGTCTGTTAGCCGCTTTAATAAGATAAGAAGCGATACCATCAATTTCCATGATGTATCTGTTCTTCATCTTCGGTTCGAAGTTCGTGTAGAACATATCGTTAAATTCTAATACTTCTGCCATTTTTTTATCTCCTAGTTAACAACTATAAATATAGTTATTTTTTATTTTTAATTAATTATGCTGAGAACGATGCTCCTGTTGGTAAAATGTTGAAATCAATTACAATGAATTCAGCCGTTTTTGTAGGTTGTAAGTAAATAGCCCCTGCCAAGATATTTCTATCGATAACGTCTGGTGTATTGTTTGATTCGTCCATTACAACTCTAAAAGCATAAAGTCCTTGTCTTTGTTGTATTCCTTCTAAATAAGGATTCACAGTATTTAGGAACTTACCTCTCGTTTGAGATGTGTTTTGTTCAAATACTAAGTATCTTGATGTTGAAGCAATATATTTCTTAACTTTGATTAATAATCTTCTTACGTTGATTCTATCAAGTGCAGATGCTCTATCTTGTAGAGTTTTCTGTCCAAATGCAACGATACCTTCACCAGGGAAAGAAGCGATTGGGTTAACCTTACCTTCATATAATGTATCTCTTTCAGCATGTGTTAATCTGTTTAGTACAGAAACAGCACCTACGATACCACCTCTATTTAATCCAGCTGGTGCAAACCATTCGGCAGCAACTGCATCATTTTCAGCGTATATTCCTGGCATCAATACTGATGGTGGAACTGAAGTTAGTTTATTAGTTCTACTATCAATTGTTTTAACCCATGGGTAGTAAGTACCAACATAGTTAGAATCAACTGATTCACCTTGTAGAATAGCCTGAGCTATTGTATCATCTTTATCAGTTGAATCACCAATGAAGAATGCATCTTCTCTAGATTCTACCATATCAACTACTTTATCGAATACATAAGAATGTAATCTTCTAACTACACCTGGTGCAGATACTAAGTTAATATCGAAATCATCTGGATTAGATACTGAGTTAATTGCCTTTACATATGCAACTGAACCACTTGCTGTTGAAGTAGATAAGTTAAATCCTTGTGAGTTACCAGCACCCCATTCTGAATCATCAGCCTTAGCCGATTTGATTGTTGGAGATTTACCATCGAATCCACCTTGGAATCCTACTGTAAACTGTCTCTTATTGATTGTTGATGCATCATCTGATGTAGATATAGTATAAGCAAAGTTATAAGTTCCATATCCATCATCTGAGTGATTTTGAGTACCACCTGAAATGTTTATATTTGCATCAAATGAGAAAGCTGTATTTCCACCAACAGTTGCCGAAGCAGGTAGTGGTGATAAATATCCTTTGTTATCAATTTTAACAATTGCACTTTCTAAATCTATACCTGAGTAAGCTACTGATTTAGAAGAATTGTTATCTGATGAACCTGTTGAGAATATCACTGCTGGAATATCTGATTCCGAACCACCTACTAAAATTGGATTAGTATATGCACCATGTCCAAATGGTACTGCAGTTACAGGTGATGCTCCTTCTTTAATCGTTTCAACTCTAACGAATTTAGAACGATTTGCATAATCACCATTCATTGTCATTTTTCCAACTGCATCAATAGTAAGATTTTGGTCACCAATTGCTTTCTTAATATAGTTAGGTGATGCAGGGTCTAGTGATACATTGTTAAATGTTTCTAGTACTACTTTTCTTTTATCAGTATCATTAAATGAACGAATAGCTACTGAGAAAGTTCCGTAATCAGTTGCATTTGAACTACCAGCCGCTTTTACATTAAAGATAGATACTTTATATTCTGTGTTTGCATAATTACCATCACCAAGAGTATGTAACTTAAATAAGTTATGTCTCTCACCAGAAATCAACTGTGATTGTATCCAAGGAGTGGAAGCGTGTTGAACATCATGTGTGAAATCTTGGTCTGCTAATTCAACAAGTGAAACTTGTGAACCACTATTAGTTAAGTGGTTAGCAAAGTTTGTTGCCGCATTTTCAAAATATTTGTATGAATAAACGTTTTTACTACCGAAAGCATCTTCTCCAAATACATCTGATATATCGTTTCCAGCTGATGGAAGTACAGATGCTGAAATTGCAGTTCCTAATAAAGAACCTGAAATTTCAAATGCTGATGCTGAGGGTGATGAGTTAATTACTGTGGTATCGTCTAACTCAACATTTAATGCTAAGTTATCAGTTGCATGAAGGATACCAATTATTTGGTCATCTTTCGTTCCAACTCCACTTAATTTAATACCTAGAGGTTTAGCTTGAGTATAACCACCAATATGTCCTACACGAACAATAGTAGCCACTCCAGCTTCTCTTAGATAATTTTGTACGGTATATCCCGAATAGTAATCTCCATTGGGTGTACCGAATATTTCTTCGAATTCTGATTGTGTATTAACAACGGTTGGTACGAAAGCAGGTCCTTTATGGAAAGGTCCAATTATTGCTGCTCCGATTTCTCCAATTCCTTGTGATAAGAAAGAAAGGTCATTTTCTCTCGTAAATACACCAGGTGATACAATCTTTTCTGCCATTTTATTTACTCCTTAGTTAATTTTATGTATATTATACTCTTATATAAGTATTAATAACTTCACCGAAAAATATTTTTTATACTAATAATAAGAAATCGTTCCAAATATTCTTTGATGTTGAAACCCATTTTTGAAATCAGTACCATGATAACTATTCGGTTGTGTTTTGAAAAAGTGAGCATTCCTAGGAATACACTTCACTTCTTTTATTTCTTCAAACCCACTAAATGGGTCTGAAAAGTTTTTTCTTTCCTCTTCTGCATAAAATCTAGTTCCATAGTCTGTATAGTCTAAGTCTAAATCTCCTACATACAAGATTCCTTTATATCTAGGTAGCTCAAGGGATTCGATAATTTTTTTATTATCATATCCCATATTATTACCTATATTATAAATATCATCTGAATGGGGATAAAGTGTATGTACATTGTTAGAAATACATAAATTTACACTCCATTCCAGTTTTTTTCCAGTATTAGGTCTAAATAGAATAGGAAAATTATCTAAATTTTCTTCTTGTATTTTTTCTAACCTGTCAATTATTTTACCTTGAAGTCCAATATATTTTTCTCCCTCAAGATGCACTCCATTATTATTTTGAACTAAATACTTATTTTTACCACTAGTTAAGTTATCTAATCCAATTTCATCTATTTTATGTTTATCCCTTTCTAAAACCCAATATTTGTAATTTTTCAAATCTTCTTCATATGGTGCTAACGCATCAAGTGCAGCAGAGTACAAATATTCATTCTCTTCATTAGTTATTATATTTTCAATTTCTATATGAGGAAAGGGTGAAATAAATGATTCGTGTTTCATATTAATAAAAAAAGCTTATTTTGCTTCTTGCAATTCTTCTTCAGCTGGAGCTTCTTTTTCAACAGGTGTAAATTCACCAGTTTTAGGGTCATAGTTCCCATCTCCATACTTTTCATTCAATCCTTTGAAAATTTCTTGTTCAGATTGTGCCAATTCTAGATGTTTTTGTATTAAAGCATCTTCTTGCTCTTCAAATTGTTGAATAGTTCTACTTTTTTGAATAGAAAGCTGTCCTAGTTGAGTGAAAATAACACCAACTGATTTTTTCAAATCTTCGATTGATTGAATTTCTTCTTTTGTAAATTTTTGCGTATTCGCCATAACTAATTAATTTTTGTTGTTTACATTAATATATATAAATATATAGTATTTTAGAAAACGTAAAATTTTAAGCTTCAAATGTCAGAGTAGCTGAGTAAGTACCTATTCTTCCACCTTTTCTAGCCGCTACTCTTGCATAGTATGTAGTACCATCACTTAAGTTATATGGTGAAGCACCTAATCTAAGCTGCATTGTCTCAGCATTCCAATTACTTTTATTAATAATAGGTGATGAGAAATCAGAGTTATTATCTATTTGTACTGAATAGTCACTTGCTCCTGTATATTCAGTCCATGATAAATCAGGGTCAGAATATGCAAGGCCAGTTACTGCCGATGGTAATGGGTCACTAAATGTATTTCCACCTTTGTTATGAGTAATATATCCATTTGCTAAATAAGTATCTTCGGTTTCTACATCTATTGAAACAACTTCAGTTGAACCAACTGTTGATTCTTTGGAAGTAACTTCTACTAATGAGTTATCTCCTTTTACCAAATATTCCCCTACCTGAATATCTAAAACAGGTTTGAACTTAAATGTGTTATCTACTTTAACTAACATTGGGTGTTCACCAGTAACTTGTAGTTCACCATCGTTTATATCATATATTCTATCAGCAAATGAGAATATAACAGATGTTACTGTTACATCTTCTGATGTTGTTGATAAATCACTTGTAGACCAATTTAGATAATCTTCATCTGAATCTTCTCCTAAACTTGCAATTTCAAATCCTTTAAGAATATCTCCTTCTTGTACATCTCCAGCTGATATGATTGTTCCATCTGCTTTTGTTACAGGAGTATCCAATGATAAACAAAGAGCATCAGAGTTACCATCGTAAGAATCAACTACATATATAGTTTTCGTTTTTACTACGTTATAATCAGTTGCATGGTCATTAAATCCATCAACAAATTTTACTTCAAGAGTATTTTGTTGGTTAGATACTTGTGATACTAAAGTTTGACTTGAACCACCTATATCAGTTTTAGCAGTTATAGTTGCTGTTGCATCTTGGTTTGAGGATATAGTTATATCACTTTCAACTTCGATTTCATCCTTTGTCCAAACAAAATTTTGATATCTCAAAGCTATAGTACTAAATTTATCACCCGCACCTGTAAATCCAAGTGTATAGGTATCAGCAGTATCCTCTACTAAGTAAGTATATCCTGATATTGAACCAACTGTATCTATTCCGAAGTCATCTAACGATACTTCAGTTCCAGCTGAACTGTTAATAGTATTTAAGGATACATCTGAACCTTGAGTATTTCCAGTTGCTCCTGCTAATGCATTTAATGAGAGGGTATCTCCTGAACTTCTTGCCATATTTTTCTCCTATATGTTATAAATATCAAGTAATTGATTTATCCACTTCTGTTTATCTGTGAAATTTTTTATCATATACTGTTTAAGAATGTTAAACCACTTGTTTTTTATATCAAAAGACTCTGTTATTAGTCTATTATAAATATCAGTAAATTCGTTTTGCGATGCGGCTCTATAAGGATATTCAAAATTTTTACACCAAGTAGGGTGCAAAATTGGTAATTTACCATAATCAACTGCCTCAAAAATAGAATATCCAAATGGTTCATATGTAAAACAAGAATGAGATATACCCCAATCCATGTTATAAAAAGTATCTTTATATTTTGGATTGTAATGATATACTTTTAATTTAGTAAAATCAAGTCCTTGTCCTTTTTTCCATAAATCATTTAACTCTTTTCCATCTGTAAATGCAAATCCTTTTTTCCTATCTAATAGATGTGGATTTTTTCTCCCTTCACATCTTGCTGCAAATCCAATATTAGTTGAATTACTTAATGGTTTATTTTTTTTGAATTCATAGAAATTTGTTATATCAATTGTAGGATACTTTAATGGAAATAAACCAATCCATATTGATTTTTTTGCCCATTCATTTACTTCAATCTCCCATTTAGAAGAATGAAATGGATGAGATAAAACTGGAACATCACTAAACATAGTTGATTTTACAATATGGTCAACTGAGTTATGTAATACGTTACTATATATTTTATGTTTATTATCTTCTATGGCTCTTTGTGGTGTGTAATGGCCATGTAATATATGAATTCTTCTACAATCTTTTACTATTTTTTCAAATTTTCTTATATCATCACCATGCCAATGAGTTTGTATTGGGAAAGTGTAATTATGATTATGAAAGTTTTTTGGTTTGTTTCTATGAATAAGAAGTACTGGTTTTACTTTTAATTTAGGTGCTATTTCTTCTAACCAAATATTAACCCATGTATCAGTTCCTGCGTTTAACCAAGGACCACCACCAGTTGTATAATAGACATCATACATATTTTATTTTTTTACTATTATTTTTCCTGCAAAGTTTGCTGAGAAAGAAATTGTGATTGCATTTATTGAAGTTGATTCTATATCTAATGGTACTTCTTGTGTATTATTTGTAGTATTCCAAGCTTGTACAAATGGATAACTCTCATTTAAGTTATGAGTTATACTATAAAAAGAGGCACCACTTACATCTTCTCTATATGAAGTAAGTTCTTGTATTTTATCACCCAAACCACTAATATTATCTGCAGAGGTTGAACCACTTACAACGTGTCCACCTTTTGCAACTACAACATGACCAGAATGAGCACCTGATAAAACAACTTGTACTGTATTTGAATCAGTTAAAGATACTGTTTGTGGTATAAGTTGATTATAACTTGAATCATATGTAGAAACTAATACATTCCTTGTATCAAAATTATGTGATACGTTTATAGTTGATTGATTAGAGAAAGATGCAGTTACACTTGCAATTTGGTCAACTTGAATTCCAGTCAATCCACTACCATCACCAACAAAAGAACCACTAAAAGAACCACTTGCTATAATATCAGAAGTTGCTCCGATACTTGTACCATCTAATTGTGATGAACCTGAAATTATACCAGTTCCACCTAAATGTAATATTGTTTGTGCTGATGCAGAAACTATACTATCTCCATTTGCTAATAAAATTTTAGATTCTGAACCTGCTTTTCCTGCTTTCCAATAATCATTTGTAGCATCCCATAAAAGAGAACCACTTGTAGTTGAAGTACCAGTTGAATCTTTTACGAATAAACCACCTTCAGTTGCAGTTCCACCATAGTTAAGTTCTATAATATTATCTTCTACATTAAAGGTTGTAGTATTAAGAGTTGTAGTTGTACCTTGTACTATTAAATCACCTGATAAAGTTAATCCTGTAAATGTTGGAGAATTACCAGTATCTAATCCTAATTGTGCTCTTGCAGCTGATTGTGAACCAGAAATTACACCAGTTGGTAAGTGTTCTACTGTTTGTGAAGAACCACTTACTATTCCACTTGGAATATCTGTAAAGTTATCATAATCTAAATAGTATGCTGCATTTTGTCCATTTAGTTGGTTTGAATCATTAGCAGAACCACTTACAATATGTCCACCTTTTGCAACTACTACTGTACCTGATTGTGCAGATGAAAGAGTAATTACTACTTGGTCTAAATTGGAAGTATTTACGTTCTGAGGGAGTATCTGATTGTTTTGGTTATCATATACTGCAACTAATATATTTCTCGTGTTAAAGTTATGAGAAACAGTTATAGAAGATGAATTTGTATAGGTAGATGATACAGTTGCTGCTGCATCTACTGTAATGTTAGTAATGTTTGAACCATCACCATATAATGTTTTACCATGAACTTCATTCCAAGCTTTAGAAGAAGAACCTAAATCGTAAGTTGAACCACTATCTGGTATTAACGATGAAGAGAAATCTGCTGATACTGCAATAGAATCAGTAGTTGAATCTCCTATTGTAATATTACCACCTAAAGTAAGATTACCTAATATGTTTACATCTCCACCTCCAAATTCGAATGCTGAACCACTAAATGATAATTTTTTATTTGATGTATTACCAGTATCCCTAGATGATAATACTATACCTTCATTAGTACTATTATTAGTGGCTACATGGAATTTATCACCAGTTGAGTTTGCTCCTACTGTCAATGTATAGTTTTGACCAGAACGAGTATCAATTATATTTTGATTATCTACATTAGATGTACCAATATATGCCGTACTCCATTTTTTAGATGAAGAACCTAAATTAAAATTTAATGTACTTTGTGGAATTAATGAGGAAGATAAACTTGCTATTACGTTTACCGAATCTGTTGTTGCATCTCCAATAGTTAGTTGACCTTCTAAGGTTAAATCACCTCCTATTGTAGTATTACCAGTAATGTTTAATGAAGAAGCCGATAAAGCACCATTCAAATTAAGTGAACCAGTTACTTCTGCATCTGTTGTTATAATTTCTTGTACCGATGGTGTTCCATTATTCTTTTCAAAGAATATTCTACCATCATAGGTATTCATCGCCAACTCACCGAGTTCGATGTTAGATGTAGTCGGTATCTTACCTTGTACCGCAGTCCTTTTTAACTTGATTGTCTGTGCCATATTTATGACTTATCGTTTTCATTATATAATTACTCGATAAATAGAAAAATCCTTATATAAGGATTAAACCCCCCATAAAGGAGGGTTTATATTTACCTTTATTTTAACCTATTTTATTCTTTAATTCTAAAATCTCAGATTGTTGGTGTTTAACTGCTTCGATTAGTAAAGCTACAATTTTATCATATTTTACAGCTTTATATCCATTTTCACGAGTTGTTACCAATTCTGGTAAAACTGCTTCAATTTCTTGAGCAATAACTCCAATATCATTACCTTTGTGAGAATGTACTTCAGAATTTTCAATCCAATCAAAAGTAACACCAGTTATTTCATGAAGTTTACCTAATGGATTATCAATTGGTTTGATGTTTTCTTTTAATCTCTTATCTGATGATGAATATGCTACGATATCTGCTCCAGCGTGTATTTCACCTGATGTTCCAGATGGGTTAACACCAACACCTAAACAATGTGATTTAAGGTGAGAACTAAATACTGATGTACCAGTTCCATTAACTGCTAGTAAACCACTAGATGTTATACTACCAAAGTTTACAGTAGAATCTGTTTTTACATTTTGGTTACTGTTAGCTAAATATCCCCATTGGGTTGCTGAGATTACATTTGAACCAATTTTTTCTAATTGAGAACCCTCAGCTTCAGTAAGACCTGAAATCTCAGTAATTTTTGATGCTGCAATTCCACCTGCTAAATGTACATTATCAATAGAACCATCTACATAGTGTTCTGAGTTAATTGCGTTATCATCGATTTTATCAGAATTTATAACATCATCTGCTAAGTGAGCCCTATCAATAGAAGCATCTGTATAGTGTTCTGAATTAATTGCATTATCAGCGATTTTAGCTCCATCAATTGCATCTGCAGCAATTTTACCATTAGTAACTTGTAAATCTCCAATATGTGCAGTATCAATACTACCATCTGTATAGTGTTCTGAATCAATTGCATTATCAGCAATTTTTGAACCATCTACTGCATTTGCACCAATGTGTTCATTATTAACATTACCATCAGCAATTTTAGTTGAATTAATACAATCAGCTGCTAAATGTTCAGTATCAATAGAACCATCTGTATAGTGTTCTGAATCAATTGCATTATCAGCTATTTTTGCTCCATTTACTGAATCAGCTGCTAAATGTACATTATCAATAGAACCATCTACATAGTGTTCTGAATTTATTGAGTTATCAGCAATTTTTGCTCCAGTCACAGAATCTGCTGCTAAGTGAGCAGTATCAATACCTAAATCTACAAGGTGTTCTGAATCGATTGAGTCATCAGATATGTTTGTACCGTCAATTGCATCTAATCCGATGTAATCGTGTGTAATTGCTGTACCATTCCATACACCAGTTCCAATTGTACCTAATGTTGTAATATCAGTATTACCAACTCCTACTACGATTCTTTCTTCAGCTCCTAATAGACCTGACATCCAGTAATCGTTTGTTTCGTTCCAAATTATTGAAGCATTAGTTGAACTACCTCTTTCTATTGCAATACCACCATTTTGTGTTGGAGTACCAGTCTCATCTGAGTTAAGTACTATTTGATTATCACCAATGTTAACAGTATTTGAATTAACACTTGTAGTTGTACCACTAACTGTTAAGTTACCAGTTATTACTGCATTTCCACTAACACCTAAATCGTTAGTTACTGTTAAATCATTACCGATTGTTACATCACTTGGTAAACCAATTGTAACTTTAACATCTGTACTATCTTTAGTTACTGCAGTTTCTATTTCATTTGTAGTTCCTAAGAATTGTAAATCATCAGCGATTAAATCTACATTTTGTGTTGTACTAGCATCATCAATAGTTAATATAGTTGCAAGACCTGTAAGTCCCGAACCATCACCTACGAATGAACCAGTAATTGTAGAAGTACCTAGAAGGTTACCTATATTATTTGCCGAGATTCTATTACTACCAGCAGATATATCATTTGCAAATGCAATTGCATTTCCATCTGAAGATAAAATATTGTTACCAGCTGTTATTTGTATTGGTGCATCTAATTCGATGTTACCAGTACCACTTCCATTTGTAAGTGTAATATCACCATTTTCAGTTTGTAGTGTGATTGTATCAGCACCAGTTTCTAAAAGTTTTAGAGATTCACCCGCATCAGTTTGTACTGTTAAATCTGTTCCATCTGTTGATAGTACTTGTTGTCCATTAATATATAATGAACCTGATGATAGATAAAGGTCTCTCCAGAATAGTGTAGTTGAACCTAAATCGTATGTGTTGTGTGCTCCTGGTAGGATATGACCAGTTACAGTTTGTTGTCCTGATGCTAATGTACCAGTTGTAGAAACATTACCACTTGTGTTTGCTACTGTAAATGCTCCATCTACATCAATACCACCATCAAGTGATGCAAGTCCCGATGCATCTACTGTACCAGCAATTGTTGTATTTCCAGCTCCTAATGTACCACTTGTAGAAACGTTACCAGTTGAATCGGCTACTGTAAATGCTCCATCTACATCTATACCTCCATCTAAACTAGCAAGACCAGAAGAACCTAAAGTTCCAACTGTTGTATTTCCTGCGGATAGTGTACCACTTGTAACAACATTACCAGTTGAATCAGCTACTGTAAATGCTCCATCTACATCAATACCAGCATCTGCTGATAATAATCCACTTGCGTTTATAACTCCAAGTGTAGAAGTACCTGTTACACCAAGTGTACCACTTGTTGATACGTTACCAGTTGAATCAGCTACTGTAAATGCTCCATCTACATCTACACCACCATCTAAGGAAGCAAGACCAGAAACATTTGTTACTCCAAGTGCTGAAGTACCAGTTACACTTACTCCATTATTGAAAGTAGCATCACCATTAAAGTCTGCATCTTGGATAGAACCAGTAAATGAACCAGATAATGAACCTTCAGCATCAGCACTAGTAGTTGTTCCACTATCATTTACCTCTTCTGATGTAAATTTACCACCAGTAACTTTTAATTTGGTGTTTTTACCATTACCAGAAGTATCTTTAAGTACGATATCTTTTACTATAATAGTATCAACATCATCATTATCATCTAATACTTGTACTTTGTTTTGAGCATCAAGGCCGAACTTTTTGTTACCAGTTACTCCGATACCACCAATACTAATTGATTTAGCACCAATTGCAGCAGGAGTATTATCAGATTTTTTCTTGAAGCTAAGGCCGTCATTTGATGAACCAACAGAAATACCAATACCACCTAGATTCAAAGTACTTCCTACTAACCAAAGGTCTTTGTAGGGGTAAGCTTCTGAACCTAAATCGTATGCTCCTGAAGTATCAGGTATCAAGTCTGATTTAACTTTTTCAATTTGTAGTGAACCACTAAATGAACCAGAGAATTCTCCTCCATCTGGTAAATTGAAGGTAGCGTTATCAGCGAATGTTAACGAACCTGAAATTATGGGACTGTGTAATATCATTTTTATCTATCCTTTATTTAATTATTTTTATTTTTGTACTATAACTCAATTTATATATCTCCACCATCTAATCCAGCAATTGAAGAAGAAGCTGCAGTTCCAGTTACATCTCCTTGTAAAGTAACTTGACCAGAACCACTAAATATTCCATCGAGGTTTAATTTTGTTTTTACTTTTGCATCGAATCCACTAATGTTATCAGCATCTATCGAACCACTTACTATATGACCACCTTTAGCAACTACTGCAGAACCAGTTGCAGAAGTAGGGAATGTTATTTGTACATTATCTGCATCTACTATTCTTACTCCTTGTGGTATAATTTGAAAACTATTTTCATCATATACAGCAACAATTGGACTGTCTGTATCTAAATTGTGATTAACATTCCATGTTGTTCCTTCAAATGATTGTTGTACAGTTGAGGTTTGTTCTATTGTTAAGTTAGTAAGGCCTGAACCATCTCCTATAAATTCTGTTGCTGTAACTGAACCAGTTATATTTACTGAACCAGTGTACTCATTTGTTAGAACTGTTCTAATATCATCAACCGAACCACTTCTTCTTAAGAAAACTTTACCATCATGAACGTTAATTGCTAATTCTCCAATTGATAAATCGGAGGTAGTTGGAGCACTTCCTGCCGTTGTACTTCTTTTTAATCTAATGATTTGAGCCATATTATTTATTCCTTATTAATTTTTTCTTTTAATTCTTTTACTTCTAAAGATAATTCTTTAATACCTTCAATAAGAAGTGATACAAGTTTATCGTACTTTACAGATTTATACCCATTTTCTCTAGTATCAACTAATTCTGGTAGTATTTCTTCGATTTCTTGGGCAATAACTCCGTAATCTTTACCTTTATAAATATCTTGTTTTTTATTATTCCATACAAAACTATACCCTCCAATTGAATTTATTTTTTCAATTGGATTTGAAATTGGAATAATTTCATCTTTTAATCTTCTATCTGAAGATGCATATGCAACAATATCACCCTTTACAGTTAGATTACCATCCGCTGATAACCTCATCTTTTCTTGTGGAGTTCCCTCTGTACCTGCAAGGGTTTTGAATACCATGTATGTTTCATCTGGATATGCAGAACCATTATCTTCTTGTTTAACTTCGATAGTTGCAACTGTTCTCGCTAAACTACTATCAAGTGAACCAAAAGTTATTCTTCCTATACCTTTATTAGTACCCCATCCACTACCATCATAAGAACTGTTTATTTTAACTTCACCACCATGGGTTAAATCATTGTCATTTACTTGTATTTTACCAAATATTGGTTCATCGGTTGTTGATAAATCTTGGTCTAAATCACCCAAGTAACTCCATTGAGTGCTACTAATTGTTGTGGAATCTATTTTTGCTATTTGAGTTGCTTCATCACTTGATAATGATATACCTTTAATCTTATTTACTGTAACATTATTAGCGTTACCACTAATATCACCACCCATTGATATTTGAGATGAACCTGAAACTAATCCACCATAATTTTGTAATTTAATCCAATTACCACCATGTGCAAAATACCCATGACCAGTTCCATGTACATGAGCGAACATACCATGATACGTTGATGCATCTGGTAAATCACCTGTTGTAGAATAAACATTGGCAAATAGAACTTTATTTCCATTCAAATCTAAATCACCATCAGTATTAGCTGTAAAGATTTTAGATTCAGTACCAACTTCACCAGCTGACCAGTAATCTTCACTCTCATCCCACATGATTCGAGCATTAGTTGAAGTACCTCTTTCAATCTCTACTCCTGCATCTTGTGATGGAGTACCACCTTCATCAGAGTTAAGAACGATTATATTATCACCAATGTTAACTGTATTTGAACTTACGCTAGTTGTAGTTCCATTTACAGTTAAGTTACCTTCTACGATTAAATTATCATCAAATGTTCTATCACCTTCAATAGTTGAACCACTTATAACTCCTTCTGCATCTAATTTTGTTTTTACAAGTGAATCAGCATATCCAGTCTTTGATGTATTTGATGCTACATCTGTTGCAATATCAATTCCATCTACTGTTCCACTTACTGTTATATTTCCTGTTAATAGTAAATTAGAACCACTTAAATCTCCTCTTGCAATAATATTAGCTCCATAAACACTACCAGTTACAGAAGTATTGGATGTATTGGAAACTAAATCTCCATCTGTATCTACAATCCATGCTTTACCTGCATCCGCAGTTGGTTTAAGTACAATACCTACACCAGAGTTAGTATCAATATATCTCATATCTGCAGCTACATAATCAAAAGATTTTGCAGTACCACTAATATCAAATGAAGTTAGACCTGATATAGATGTTCCATATAATGATACTTGATTACCACTTCCTAAATCACCAACATTAAAAGTTGAAGTTCCAATTGCAACTAAATCAGTTCCATCAGTTGTAATTGCAGAACCACTTATTACTCCACTTGGTAGTGAATCTATAATTTGTGTAGAACCAGTAATTACTCCTTCTGTATTTAATTTTATTTTTACATCAACATCAGTATATTTGTCTAAATCACTAATCTGAGATTCTGTGATTGTTATTTGTGATGAACCACTTACTACACCATTTGTAGCATTAATTGCTCCATACAATGAAGTTGCGTGTACTTCTGCAAATTTTTGAGAAGATGAACCTAAATCGAAATTATTAGTTAATACTGGAAGAAAATCACCTGCTATTTCAGCACCTGCATCAAATGCAGTTACTCCACCACCAAAAGATACAGTATTTTCAAAAGTTATTACACCAGTTGAAACATTTTGTTTCATACCAGAATCTACAAATTCAGAACCACTTCTGTATGGAAATTTTCCTTCAGTAGAATTTATAAATTGAGATGAACCACTTACTACTCCACTTGGTAATTGAGGTGCAATTCCTTGAACTGCAGTTGTAAAATGGTCAGAACCAGTATCTAAAGAAAGTGATACATATCCAGCATTTCCACCACCACTTAAACCAAGTGATGCCGAAACACCAGTAATATCTGCTGCTTGAACTACGTTATTAATGTAATCGTAAACTGCTTTTACGTTTGGAATTGTTGATGGGTCATCTGCCAAAGATGATGATACGTTATAAAATGCTGCTGAACCTAAAGCCCCACTTGTTGGAAAATGTCCAACTAATGTATGTAATGATTGTGAAGTTAAAGAACCACTTGCAAATCCATTTAATAATCTACTATCAACCGATTGTGAGTAGTTTGTTCCTATTATTAAATTATTTATCTGAGTAGAGCCACTTATAATTCCAGGTGAAATATTAGATATATCGGCATAATTAATTTGAGATGAACCACTAATTAAACCATCTTCATCTAACTTATCTTTTACATTACCATCGAATGCTACGATGCTATCTGCGTTTACTTGAGATGAACCGGATATCACACCCTCTTCATCCAGTTTATCTTTAACCCTTACATTAGTATAATATTTATTTAATCCTTCAGATAAATTACTTGTACTAAATGTACTAAGTGAAATTTGAGTTGAACCTGATATTATACCTTCTTCATCTAGTTTTGATTTAACATTTGTATCAAAGTTAGTAATTGTATTTGCATTTACTTGAACTGATGATGATATTACTCCATCTAAATCTAGCTTTGATTTTACATTTGTATCAAAGTTAGTAATTGAATCTGCATTTACTTGGATAGAACCACTTACTGTTCCACTTGGTAATTTAGATACTATATTTGAATCTGTTAAAATTTCAGTTTCTCCACCAGATATTCCAGCCTTCCAATAATCATTTGTAGCATCCCAAAGTAAAGAACCACTTGTAGTTGAACCACCAGTTGCATCTTTTACATAGATACCACCTTCTGTTGCAGAACCACCATAGTTAAGTTCTAATATATTATCTCCAATATTAACATTATTAGTAGAAGTATATGTAGTTGTACCATCAACATTCAAATCTCCACTTATTACTATGTTATTAGAAAATGTTTTATTACCAGCAATAGTTTGGTTACCTGTTGTTTGAACTACCGATGAATAGTTAGTTGTTGAAGTCACATCAACTTGTACAGAACCGCTAATTACATCATCTGAATCTAGTTTTGATTTTACATTTGTATCAAAGTTTGTTATAGTGTTGGCATTCACCTGCTCTGAACCACTTATAGTTCCACTAGGTAAATGTCCTATAACTTGAGCAGAACCACTTATAGTTCCATCTGGTAATTGTCCCGAACCACTAAGTACACCATCTATATCAAGTTTTCTTTTAACTTCAGATTGTAAACCAGGAATACTAGAAGGGTTTACTTGAAATGAAGATGAAAATATACCACTTCCATCTGTTATTTGTCTTGAGCCACTAATTGTTCCACTTGGTAATTGTTCACTTCCACTAATTATTCCACTTGGTAATTGTTCACTTCCACTAATAATACCACCAGGTAGTTGTTCTGAACTACTTATAATATTACTTGGAATTGATGATATATCTGAATAAGTTATTTGAGATGAACCACTAATTGAACCATCTGGTAAGAAACTTATCACTTGTATAGAAGATGATACTATATTTGTTCCACCTAAAACTTGGTCTGAACCACTTACTATTCCACTTGGTAGGTTTGTTCTTAAATCAATATTATCAATTGAACCACTAACTGCATGAAGATTAGCCCATTTTTTCGTAGTAGAACCTAAATCATATGCATTATTTGTTTTTGGAATTAAATCAGAATCTAATTGACCTGATATTGTGATATCATCGGTAACACTATCACCTAAGATAATATTTCCACCAATTGTGATATCACCACTAAGGGTAGCATTTGAAGCAGTTAAATCACCACTAAGTGATAAAGAACCACTATTTATTTCATTTAATTTAACAAGAGTTATAGTAGAAGAACCAGATTTACCGATATGAAGTATATCAGTATCAGTATCATAGAATGGTTCTGATAAAAACGGACCTGATGATTCAAAGCTCGTTTTACTTCCTTGTCTAAATTGTAATATTGCTGCCATTTATTAACTTTCAGATTTATAGTTTATACTACTTGAGTCCATGCTCCATTATAGAAAAACAGATTAGAACCAGATACCGCCAAATCACCAATATTACCACTTGGTAATGGGTCTTGTGCGGCTAAATTCATAGTATCTGTTATATTAACTGAACCTGTAAATTCAGAACCACTTATTATTGCTTCTGTATCTAATTTTGTTTTTATTGTAGTATCAATAGATGAACTAAATGATTCTTGTACAACTATTCTCGAATCAAGTGATGCTGAATCTGTTGTAAAGGTACTTTCATTTAATAAAGGAATCCAATTACCACCATGAGCAAAATATCCTTTACCAGTTCCATGTACATGAGCGAACATACCATGATAAGTTCCTGCTGCTGGTAAATCTCCTTCAGTTGAGTAAACGTTACCAAATAGAACTTTGTTACCATTCATATCTAAATCATTTGATGTGAATGATGAACTATGTAGTTCTTGTGCATCTAATCTTGTTTCGTGGTCTGATGCCGTTGCGAATGATTCTATGATTCTTAAATCAAATGAACTACTCATAGTTCCTTCAATTAAATCTACTCTTGTTTCATGGTCTGAACCTGTTGCGAATATTTCTATCAATCTTGAATCGAGTGAAGTACTCATCGGTCCTTCAATTTCATCTAATCTTGAATCTAATGATGTTGATAAAGGTCCTTCTATTGTATCTAATCGTGAATCTACTGATTGTGAATAATCTGCGAAGTTTTCGTTTGAAGATGATAATAAAGTTGTTCCATTAAATGAAGAACCACTAATATTACCATTTACTTTTAGTAATTTGTTAAAAGTGAATGAATCATCTGATGAACCATATAAAAGTGTTGCATCTGCTCCATCGATTGTAATTCCACCACCATTTGCTGCTGAAGCATCTACTGCTCCACTTGCATT